AAGAGAGTATGTAAAGGTAGAGGTGAATCTTTTTACTTATCAGGAAATTAATATAAGATTAAGTTATTGTAAAGGTATTGATTGTTACAATTTGACATTTCTAAATACTTATGTTAGTATTCTAACACGTTCATCCAAATGCATGGTTTAGCACTTCTAGTACTTCTATTCGCTGAACATGACGCTACCCACTGGGAAATGTCATGTGATGAATGGAACCAAGCAAGGATTGAGATACTCAGCGATGAGAATCACATCCAAGATGCTAAGGAGTATCTTATTGATTACTTCTACACCAAAGTACCAGAAGAAAACTGCAAACCATGGTCAATTGGACGCAAGTAAGCCAACTCGGAACGGATTTCGTTCATCCTCGCAAGAGGACGCAAAAGCTGACTGAAGGAACGGATTTTATATCCAACTACTTTAGGAGAAACCAAATGGCACAGGTCACATACAGAGGTGTTTCATATGACACCGAAGAGTACAACAATAAGGTACTCGCAGAGGCAGTAAAACGTCAAAGACATGAATTAATGTATAGAGGCGTTAAAGTACAGCGTAAGATGGTAGGAGCTTAGATCTATGGTAGAAACACTACAGGTTGTCGGCATCATATCTCTCGGTTGTATCGCCTTTATTGCTATGATTTACGGTGAGGTACAACTGTTACAATTACAGAGGTAGTAAAATGCTAAGGATCAACGTAGATTGGGGTTCGCCCTCTCTTCCAGAGTTTGATCCTGTTAAGCACGATCCAGAAAGAATATTTGCATTCTTGACCTATCGTGGTGTTAACTACGCTAAATGGGTTTATTTAAAAGTCCACTTTAACGCAGTCAAAGACTGGAAGATCACATCTTAATACATCTTAAATGCCTATGAGTATAAACTCGTAGGCATTTATTTTTGTTTCAAAATTTAGTAAATGTATAGGTATAAAAAATAAATAGTGGTAGAATTCAGAGGTCACAGAGATGAATTAAACCTCCTCTCATTATGAAAAAATTTATGGAGGAATATGCATAATTTAATACCGCACAGTCAGTTAGATGGTTGGCAACACAATCACTATCAGTCTCACAATGACATGTTAGATGATTATTACGAGTGTCTAATAGAATGTGATACAAAACAAAACGAATGCAAACGTATTTGTAGAGAAATTCTACAGTAATTTAAAAGAGGGGTTGACCCCCTCTTTTTTTGTGGTATAATACTTATACTACTAATATAAATATGGATAGAGGTAAGTTAAAAAATATCGTCAAGAGCTTGCAATCTTTATTAGATGTGTTAGAATCTGAAGTATACTCTGACGTAGATGCGTACAGCACCAACGGAAACAGTTCCACTTATACACAAGGGAGAGATGACGATGATGGATACCCAGATTAATTATTCAGATGAGATGATGCGTTTCAGAAGAGATGCTATTCTATCTCTAAAAGAATTTGGTTTCGGAAAAGATATCTATGAATTTTGTACTGACTGGGTGCTAAATCATGAGACTACCCAAGGAATACGAGAAGCGTTCAAAGAATATGAGACTCAAAGACCAAATCAAATTAATCAAATCAGCACTTAAACAAGATCAGTTGTATTCTGATGTAGAAATACACTACATGAAGAAGCAACTTAACAATGCAAAGTATGAACTTAAACTTAAAAAACTAAGGAGAAAGAAAGGATTTGATAATGAATTCAGTAAAACTGATAACCGTGACACCCAACGCAGAGGAGACGATGGGTTACGTAGCGAGAGTGAGCAACCCCAAGAATCAGGAAAATCCTGATGTCGCAGGACTCCTTAAGTATTGTATTAAACATCAACACTGGTCTGTATTTGAACAAGCACACATGACTCTAGAAATAGAAACAACTAGAGGTATTGCTGCTCAAGTTTTAAGACACAGATCATTTACATTCCAAGAGTTTAGTCAACGCTATGCAAATACTAATTTACTTGGAGCAATACCTGTACCAGATTTACGAAGACAAGATAAAAAGAATAGACAGAATAGTATAGATGATATCCCCGAAAAACAAACGTCATTCCTACAGAAAGAGATTGCTGCCTATTTCGCTGAGGGAATTGACTTATACAATGAACTCATACGTGAAGGTGTTGCAAAGGAATGTGCGAGATTTGTTCTCCCGTTAGCAACACCAACCAAGATCTATATGACGGGAAGCGTACGTTCTTGGGTTCACTACATAGAATTACGTAGTGCACATGGAACTCAAAAAGAACACATGGACATCGCTAACGATGCTAAACGTGTATTCATAGAGCAGTTTCCTATTTGTTCATCAGCATTGGAGTGGAATTAATGCCAACATATCCTGTAAAAAATTTAAAAACTGAAGAGAAGAAAGAACTTCGCATGACCATGAAAGAATATGAGCAGTGGAGGAAAGACAATCCCGATTGGGATAGAGATTGGCAAGCAGGAGTTGCTTCTGCTGGTGAGGTAGGAGAGTGGAGAGATAAGATGGCATCCACACATCCTGGTTGGGTAGATATTATGAAGAATAAAGTTATACCCAAAGCAAAATATGTAAACAACAAAACTATCACTGACAAATACAGATACTAATATGCCAGTTAAAAAGAAAACAAACAAAGCACCAGGTCAAGGTATGACTGCGAAACAAATGAAACGCAGGAAACCTATTAGTCAAGAGTACATGCTACCTATTGAACCACTAACTGATAATCAGAAGGTGATGTGGGAGCAATGGGATGAAGGTAAGATGATCTATGCCTATGGTGTAGCAGGAACTGGTAAAACATTTGTTGCTTTATACAAAGCACTTAAAGAAGTTCTAGATGATTACTCACCATATGAAAAGATCTATATTGTTAGGTCTCTTGTTGCAACTAGAGAGATTGGATTCTTACCAGGTGATCACGAAGACAAGTCATCCTTGTATCAGATACCATACAAAAAGATGGTACAATCTATGTTTGAGATGCCTGATGACAATGCATATGAAATGTTGTATGATAATCTCAAGGCACAGGAAACTATATCATTCTGGTCTACCAGTTTTATTCGTGGAACTACATTAGATAATGCTATTGTTATTATTGATGAGTGTCAGAACTTAAACTTCCATGAACTAGATAGTATTATCACTCGTGTCGGACAAGATAGTAAGATAATATTCTGTGGTGATGCTGCACAAACAGACTTGTTAAAGAACAACGAACGCACAGGTATCCTAGACTTCCAACGCATCATTCAAAACATGGATGAGTTTTCATTGGTAGAGTTTGGTATTGATGACATCGTTAGGTCTGGTCTTGTTAGATCTTACTTAGTAAGTAAAATTAATCTAGGATTATGAAGACATTTAATCACGTAGGACTTGACCCTATTGAATTGTGTGCTACAATGGTAGAAGGCAAACGTCTTTACGCTACACCAGAAGGAGATAGGTTTCCATCTGTCACTACTGTGATTAATAGTAACGCAAAGAAGAAACAATCAATTGCTCGATGGCGAGAACGAGTTGGTAAAGATAAGGCAGATAATATTTGTGCAAGATCTACCAGCAGAGGTACAAAATATCATTCAATCGTAGAAGACTATCTAAACAATGAGTTAGACTTAAAAAAGTATGGAAAGTATCCACTTCCAGTCTTAATGTTTCAGCATAGTATCCAAGATTTAGATAGGATAAATAATATATACCTCCAAGAAGCAGCACTTTATAGTAGGCATCTTGAGTTGGCAGGAAGAGTTGATTGCATTGCTGAGTTTGATGGTGTGCTGTCTATAATTGATTTTAAAACAGCAGCAGAACCAAAACGAGAACAATACTTGCATGATTATTTTGTGCAAGAAGTAGCGTATGCTTGTATGCTACAAGAACTGTACGGTTTGACAGTAAAACAGATCGTTACAATCGTTTCTTGTGAAAATGGAGAGACTCAAGTCAAGGTACTACCACCTAAGAAAGAATTTTTCATTAAGTTGATGGGTTACATCGACGAATACCAAGAACGATATGGACAAAAAACAATTATTAGAGGATAAATTTATGACCGCTGCGAGATTCTCGCAAGAAGTGGAGAAGATTGCCTTCGACAATCCTGAGATGAACTATATTGATTCGGTTATCCACTACTGTGAATTGAATGAGATTGAATTAGATAGTGTAAATAAATTAATAAGCAAACCTCTGAAGGAAAAACTCCGTCACGAGGCACAGCAATTAAACTTTATGAAGAAAACATCTAGAGCAAAATTAATGTTAGTATGAGTTTTTTTAAATCCGATATAGTAAAAGGAGACATCCAAGAGATGATGGAACTACAACAGTTCTGTTTTCGTTCTGCCATGAATTTTATTCTATTAGATAAAGATAGAAAGTTAGAATATTTTAAAGCGTTGGAAATTCTAATAGAAAAACAAAAAATCTTTTATGCCCGTGCAAAATTAAGTGAAGATCCAGAAGCAAAATCTGTGGTTGACACAATGAAGCAAGGCATTATAATGTTAGGTGCAACACCTGATACAAGTATTGAAAAAATGTTTAATGAACTTCTAGAAAAAGTTCAGTCAATGAAAAGACAAACAGAGGCACAGGGTTGACGCCCTTACCTGTGCCTGTTATAATGTTCACGTGATAGGGCATCACATAAACCAAATCTAAAATAATCCGAGGTAATCTATGTCATTCGCAGATCTAAAGCGTAAATCCCAGAACAACTTCTCTTTCTTACAGAAAGAACTAGAGAAGTCCTCCACTGGTAAACAAGTTGATGAAAGGTTCTGGAAACCTGAGGTTGACGCTTCTGGAAATGGTTACGCAGTAATCAGATTCCTACCCGCCCCTGATGGTGAGACAATCCCATGGGCAAAGGTATACTCACACGCATTCCAAGGACCTGGTGGTTGGTACATCGAAAACTCTCTCACTACATTAGGTGAGAAAGATCCAGTAGGTGAAGTCAACCGCAGACTATGGAACAGTGGTGAAGACACAGACAAAGAGACTGCTCGTAAGCAAAAGAGAAAACTCTCTTACTACAGCAACATCTTAGTCGTAAAGGATCCTAAGCACCCTGAGAACGAAGGTAAAGTATTCTTGTATAAGTATGGTAAGAAAATCCATGACAAGATACTTGCAGCAATGCAACCTGAGTTTCAAGATGAGGAACCAGTAAATGTATTTGATTTCTGGGAAGGTGCTAACTTCAAGTTGAAGATTAAAAAGGTAGCAGGATACTGGAACTATGACAGTAGTGAGTTTGATAGTGTTAGTGCTCTTAGTTCAGATGATTCTGAATTGGAGACAACATGGAAATCACAACACTCGTTAGAAGCATTCACTTCTAAGGATCAGTTCAAGTCTTATGAAGATCTTGAGCGTCGTCTCAATCTAGTTCTTGCAATAGGTCAAAGACCAGTAGCACCTACAGTAGATGATGAAGAGTATGAAGTTGTTGCACCACCAACACCAGTTGCTGCAGCACCAACACCTGTGAAAGAAGAAGCAATCGTTGAAGATGACGATGCACTCTCATACTTTGCACGTCTTGCAGAAGAGTAAATCCAAATTTACAAACTGAATTCTATAATACCCAGAAAAATTTTCTGGGTATTTTTTTGTCAAAAAAGTCAACCAGTTATCTTTAATCTCTTACCAATGTAATTATCTGATTTTTTATATTGATTTTGTTTCTTGAAATCATTGACAAATGATCTAAGGTATCCTTGTTTTAAAAGATATATCTCTCTCCTCTTCTCGTTTTCTTTATTGAAGTGTTCAGCAACAGTAATTCCACCACATATCTCAGCACCAGATATGATACTTATTGTGCCATTAATATTTACTTTGTGTTGCTTATCATAAAATGCTTTGTCTACATGTAAACCAGAAGGATATTGTGCAGTTTTTACAGTTTCGTAGTGGTGTATCTCATTATATGGATCTTCATATTCTTTCTCCAAAACTTTTGTAAGTTCATAATTACTCATTGGCCAATCATATTGTGCATTTACTAAATTGTTTGTCAATAATATAACCCAGTCATAATATTGACTTCCATAAATTTTTTTTGCTAATATATCTGGACGTTCTCCATCCTTTATAGCATACTTGTTAAAGAATACTGCGTAAGAAAATATGTCATCATTTAATTTATACCTACGAAAAAAATTCTTAGCAACAACTCTATCCGATGTTGAGAAAGGATATTTTATTGGTTTTTCATCGTACAGTATGTTTGGAGTTATAGAAAAATACATCTTTATGCAGTAGAGTTTGTGTTTTTATTTCCTTGCCAGTATATATCAACGTCTTCAGAGAACAGTAGTTTTGTTTCCATGAAACTAACTTTTAATTCAGTAGCAACAGGCATACCATCGTTATAAACTGCATAGTTTCCATCAGGTGTGTAGTTAACTGCCACATCTGTTATAGCACACATTTTATATGCTGGTAAATGAGGATGTTGTTTAGATCCTCTCATGTATGTAACTTGACAAACTTTTGGAACTTTAATAAATGATGCTTCTAGTGCTCTATTTTCATTTACATCTTTAGTATCACTCTCTCCAAATCCTAGAACTGGTGATCCACCTAAACTAAATGATGGTAACATACATTTCCTAAACGTTCTTACAATTTTTTGAATGGCATACGCTTCTTCTTGATTATAAGGAATTAATTTGAAACTAAGATCAAAGGTTCTAAGATTCATCTTCTGGAATAGTACTTCCACATTTGGATTTCTGATAACTCCAGAGACACCACCAAAAATATCTCCTGTGTTTATTTGATCTCCTGTAATTCCTTTTGCTAAGTTGGTAACTAATGAAGCTGCCATTTCAACAGGTGCTTTGTTGATGTTTTTTCCTACAGTATTAGTTGCACTTTTTATTTTTTGTACAAAATTATCTGTGCCAGCAGCACTTAATATACCAGCAGTGGTTGCTCCAAATGCTTTTCCTTCCCAGTCTGCCTTTAATGTGTCAGATATATCATCTGGCATGTATAACATGAGTTGAGGAAACTGCCCTGTATCATCACGTTTGTAAAGTTGTGCTGAGTTTCCAGTTCTATTATATTGATTTAAAGTTTCATTAACAAATAGTCTTTTATCTTTTGCTTTAGTTCCAAGTTTCCAGTTTTTTACTTTTGATGCTGCTATTGCTTCTGGTAATTCAGAGGAAAATGCTGTGTTATCTCTAAATGGAGGTTGGTAATCAAAGAAGTCAAACAAAACAAAATCAGATTTCTCTCCAGTGCTGACATTACTTGGGTATCTGACAGATGTTTTTCCTATTGGTTCTACCGCTGTTGAATAAGATTTGAATGCTAAATTTTCTTGATTAATACCTTCAACTTGATTTTGTTGATATTCATTTCTATTTCTGAATAATTTTAATGCTTCATCTCCCTTACATGCTTCCCACTTATCTCCATTCCACTTATAAAATTGACCTAGAAGAGCATCATAAGCAACTTGATTCTTATATTCTCCTTCTGTAAATTCGATGTCACCTCCACCAAATCCCCAGTTAAAATTATCAACGTTTATACCAGTGAAGTCACCAAAGAAATTTTTTCTATGTAATCTAGGTACTACTTCACCATCTATTGTACCTAAAGCATTATTTTTATCGAACATTCCCATTAGATTGCCATCTCCCTAGATTGTATTGTTCCATATCCATTCACAACTCTTTGTCCTCTGATTTTGTCATAGAAAGTATCTTTGGTATCATTCCAAACTTCCTCTTTATCAACAGGAAATGAAAGTTTTCCTGCATTTTTAACAAAATCTTCAGTTGGTAATAGAACTGCGGTATCCCATTCAGTGATAGCGAGATCAATCATTAGACCATCTACCTGAGACTGAAGGTATTTATGGAAGCAAACCTTAGGAATGTCAATTCTACCTTCCATTAGTTTTTTTGTTGCCATAATTCTTTTCTTTGGTGTCATGTAATGTAGGTTTGCACCCCAAAACTCACCTTTCTTAGTTGCTTTTAAAACATATACTAAAGGAAACTTATCATAATATTTCAAGTAACTCATCTTTGCCTTGTACTCAAACATGTAAAGATGACCTTGTACAGGGAATCTGCGTAGTTCATTTGCGTCTTGATCTGCTACAGCACCTACATCATCACTCTTTTCATTTAATATGTACTTTTTAAAATTTGTATTGTAACTACTTGCTTCTGACTTTACAGCAGCACGATACCATGAAAATGTTTTCTTTTCCCCCTTTGTTTTTTCTGTTATTTTTTCAAACAGTGTTTTATATCCAGACGTGGAGGTAACTGTGTTACGCTGGATAGCAGCGAATCCTGTTGCCATTGTTTCATACTCCTAAATGATCCTCGGTTAGTATTAAGAAGTTCATCTGCCTGTCTTCACAATACTCCTTAGCAGCAGACCATTTAGTTTGGTTCTTAGCGTAAGTTAATGCAGCATTACGATAGGCAGCAGTTTTTTTATTTTTCTCATTCGGTGGTTGTGTTTGTTTTTTAGGTTTAACCTCTATTATATACTTAGTTATTTTCCCAGTCTTTTCAAGGACTTTTATATAGAAATCAGGAAAATAACGTCTCACTTTACCATCAGGTGCTCTGTATGGTATGATAACCTCTTCTGATCCCCACTCTAAAATTGAGGGATTATTATCACAGAACACCATGAACTTACGTTCCCAAAGTGACCTGTAAATTACTCTAGTTGGGTTGCCACGATACTTTTTGGGATTGATAGGTTTATAAATCCCAGAATATGCCATAAATATAATTGTACCAACATAGGTATTTAGCGTGTCAATTAATTCTTTCCTAACAACAATGAATGCCAACGGCGGAATGTCGATGAGCAATAATTTCTTGGTGAAGTTTGATATAGAAGGAACTGGTAACTTATTTGCTTTCTATTGTGATGAGGCACAGTTACCTAATGTCAATACAGCAACTGGGACAATAAAAGGTAGATATATGGGCGAAGGTCAGGTAAACTACCCACATACAAGAATATTCACAGAAATGCAGTTAGGATTTCAATGTGATGCTTCTATGACTCCTTTAATATTTTTAAATCAATGGTATGGCACAATATTTGGTGAATATGATGATTCCAAAGACACACCATTAGGTTCAATGGATAAGTCTCCTGGTGCCACACCTTATGATGCAAGAACTGTACAGAGAGCACAAAATAGAACTGTTCAGT